TTTACCAAGATACGATCCAACAAAAGGTGCAATAAATGGTAAAAATGCTTCAGGTTGACCAGTTTGCGGATTTACAGTTATAGGCAATGCTTGAGATAAACCTTTAACTTCAGCAGGATTAACATGAAGAAGCATACTGTCTCCATAACGACCTTGTGCTGCAACATTTCTGGTTTGTTCTTTTATATTCATTTCTTCATCCTAGTAATGATTTTATATTTTTACCTATCTTCTGTTGTTTCGCAACCAAACATATTAAAACTCATATTGACTGCACTTGTATAAACTTTTACAACATCTGTTTGATTTAATGTTATACCTAAAACTATTGATAATGAATCATTAGCTGCTACAGATTTATCATAGTATATAAATTGTTTATCGTCAGCACTAGCACCCCCAACATGAACACTTAATCTAAATGTTATTGCAGAACCTGTTCGATTTGCTGCAACAATAGAACTAACAGTAGTTTGTGTCATATCAGGCACTGTGTAAAGTACAGTAACTGTTGTTGCCGCAGGGTCTAATTGTCCTAATACTTTAAGGTTATCAGCCATGTTTCATGCCCATTAATAAAAATTGATGTCTTTTAGAAGCTTTGCTTGTGACTGTTGATTGCATTTGTTGTACTTTTGTAATTTTATTATTTAGGTCTGCTATTGTTTGCTCTATGATTCTTCTTGTTTGTGATTCATTAGCACGATTATATTCTGGGCTAGAAATGGGTAAAGATATTGTTCTTATGTCTTTCATTATCTTCTTCCATCTTGTTTTATGTCTAGCCTTATATCTCCTAGTCTCCATCCGAAACTACTAGAATCGCTTGATATTCTTACCGCAGCTTGTCTGCTTCTGGCTCTAGTGTTTACAAATGTAGAAGATGGGGTAACATTTATAGTTTGTAATGTAGACAAATCTTGCAAAGGATAGTCTCTACCTTTTATTGTAAATGTAACAGTATCTGAAGTTGTTTGCTGATCTCTAAATTGTATATCTGGTATTAACTTTGATATAAAAATAAATCCTTCTCCATCTGGACTTAGATCAAAGTCACTTGATTCTATAAATGAAGTAAATGTATCTGTTCCATCACCATGACCAACTTCATGCCTATAAATATAATTTAGATTAGTTGTATCATTTTTGCTAGTTGCAAGTGGCTTTTCAAATATATTAGCTTCATTCCAAGCTGTTCTAACAAAGTTATCTGCTGTTGTACCTATCGACCATGTGTCTTCTAAATAATTAAATAAAACATACTTGTCTATTTCTGTGCTTGTACCTGAAGGATAAAACCACATAATTTCATTTACACTTTCATTGGCAGCTGCAAATACTTTAAATGCTTGATCTTGATTTAGGTCTGAAAAAACATAATCTAATACTGCACATGGAAGTCTTTCCGCAGTTCCAGCATAAACAAAGAATCCATCTCTATCCATAAAGTAGACTCTATTGTTTGCATTAACAGCTGCGTTTGGAGCTATTAAAGATGGTCCTTCTGCTACTTCTGTAAATGAAAAAACAAAAGGCTCACCTACAAAACGCATTGATACTATTCCTGCATCAGTCCATATAAGAATTTCTTGTCTTGTTTTTAATGCAGAAATAATTGTAGAACCTAAAGAAAGCTGCACACCACCAGCTTGGTTTGTTGCGGTTGGAGTCCAATCAATAGCACTTTCTGTATCTGAAAATCTTACTAACAATGGGTCTATAGCTGAAGAACCTATAGGATTGCAGCCAAAAGCAATAACGTGCTTGTCTACATCTGACATCATGATTTGTAATACTGCGGTTGGCACATTACTTGCATTTGATTCTGCGGATAACAAAGTTGATCTAGTGGATGCACCACTAGATTTATCCCAAAAAAATATTTCTGATGCTCTTGGTGCTGCTATTATATCATCGCCAAAATTATCTATTGACCAAAATCTAAGTTGATTTACTGGTGATAAGTCGGTGGTTGATCCAAATCCTCCATCTCCCCAAGAATTGACACCCCAACCTGTTCCTCTAGCATAAACATCTAAACCAGTATTAATTTGATAAACACCATCTACTCCTGAACCACCATTACCTGTGTCAGAACTATTTGCAGTTACAGTATCACCAGCAGTATCTTTTGCATTAAAAGTATAAGTATCTGTTCCTGTTACAGTTTCTATTTGATACTCTTGATTTAATACAGTAGCAGTAATTGTTCCACCTAAAGTAGCTGCACCTGCTATAGTTACAAAATCTCCAGAAACGCAACCATGATCATCATCTGTAGCTGTAATTAAACTAGAACCATCTGTAGCAGCAAACAATATTCCATTTGTAGTTGTTGCTCTTATAGGTGTAATATCACTTAGTGTATCTCCAATGATCACATAAAGTTTTTGATGTGTTCCAAGTATTGTAATATTGTCTCCGTTAATGGCTTTATATGTGTGTATTTTTCTTGCTGTACCAACAAAGCTGGTTTCAATGTATTTACTCCATCCACCAAATCTTTCTGGTCTGCCTTTTCGGAATCTTACTTTGTCTGCATCAAACCAACCACCTTCGTTGCTGTAATTAGTGCCTTCTCGGTTTATACCTGGTTTAAATATATATTTACTTAATGCCATAAATTAAACCTCATTGGTCATCGCTTGTAGTAACTGTTCTATAATAGACTACAACTTCTTTTAATTCATTTATATATCTTTTAAGCTCTTGCATATTATATGCCATTAATTCGTAATCAGGCACTGACATAGCAAAGAATACTATTTGTCCTTGATCTTTTTCTATTCTAGCTAAAAACTGATCAATGTTTTTATCAGATACTACATACCAATAGGGTTCTTTTAAATCTATTTCTCTTGGCAAAATTGGTTGAGCTATAGTTCTTTCTATAGGTTTAGACTTAATATTAATCGTCTTGCTGTTTGGTATCAGACTGCAACTGCAAACCATCATCGAGATTATCAATACTACGACTAGCTTTTTCGATGCTTTCAAATACATTTTTTGTTCCTTTATTTACTTTCGGTTCTAGCAAATCTGGCTTAGCAGCCGCTAATTTTGTTAAATCATGTCTTTTAAATATATCAAGATAACGATTCATTTCCGATTCTATTTTTTGATTTTTAGATTGTATCTTCAATAAGCCTTTAGCTTGCGAAGCAAAATCATTCTGCAAAGTAGTTATAGTTTCCTTTTGAGTTTCTACTGCACCTTCAAGCACTTGATTGTTAGACTTTAATGTAATGTTTTCATTGTACAACCAATAAGAACCTAATCCTAAAACTATAATAATACCTATTAAAATTTGATTCATTAGCAATTCTCTATAATATAATTTAAACCAGAAGCACTTCTGTATTCTATTAATGCGTTATTTTCATTTACAAACTTTAAGTGATTATTTTTTTTAATTAATATTTTTTTTGTAATATAAACTTTATCGTCAGAATCACCATATTCTTTATTAAAAGAAACAGTTACTTTATACCTTACTTTAAACTTTTTTAAAAAATACTGTATAATTTTATTCATAAGTATATATTTCAAGTGCTTTTGTTTTTCCTTTAACTTTAATAGATTGTAGTTTCTTTAACTTATAACCACTTGCTTTTTTAGTTGACTTGCCTATTAGTAGATTAACATTTCTATCTTTTGTGGCACTTTCTAATCTTGCTGCTGTATTAACGGCATCCCCAATAGCAGTGTAATCAAACCTAGATTCTGAACCCATGTTGCCTATTACAGCTATTCCTGTGTTTATTCCAATACCTATTGCTACAGGAGGTAAGTCTTCTTTTTGTAATTCTATATTTAAAGATTTCATGTTTCTTATAATGTCTAACGAGCAATCAATAGCTATTTTTGGATGATCTAATAAATCTAATGGTGCATTGAATATAGCCATCATTGCATCACCGATGTACTTATCTACCATTCCTCCATGTTTTTGTACTGCTGATTGCTGTGCAGTTAAAGCTTTGTTCATAATGTAAGTTACTTTTTCTGGTGGAAGCAACTCAGACATAGAAGTAAAACCTCTAACATCCGTAAATAAAAATGTTGCTTTTCTTTTTTCTCCACCCAGTTTTAGTAACTCTGGATTTTTTTGTAATCTTTTTACTTGTCTTGGGTCTAAGTAATGTTCAAATTGTTTTTTAATTTGCAGTCTAAGTTTAAATTGTTCTCTAAATCTAAGATAAAAAGCAATAGATACAGTAATAAATTGAGAAATTAAAGACCAACTAACATCTATAAGAATACCTTGTTGTATCAAGTAATAACCACCAAAAGCAGTTAATAAAAATAATATACTGGTAAATAGTATTCCGCTACTTATTCCAAATACAATAATAAAAATCCAACTTAATATTATTATTGTAAAAATTATTAATATTTCCGCAGCTAAAGCCCAGTCTGGTATATAGGGGCTATCTTGTATTAATATAGATTCTGCTAGTGCAGCTTGTATTTTGTGAGGCTCAAGCAATCCTGTTGGAGTGGCTATTTGTGGCATAACTCCATTTGCAGTTATTCCTACAAAAACATATTTATTTTCAACATTCATTTCTGCAAGTGTAGTTTCTGGAGTGTCTATCCAGCTTATCCACTTTCTACCCATACTATCTGTTTTTACAGGTGGTATTCCTTTTATAGCTACTTCTTCAATACCATTGTCATTTGTTTTTATAATGTATGTTCTTGTTGATGTAAGAGCTTTTAAAACTTGAGTTCCAAATGAGGCTATCCATCCATCAGGAGTTCTTACTAATAATGGTATCCTTCTTACTAATTGATCTATTTCAGTTGGTGCAATAGCTAATCCTTGTAATGCACCTTCTGATAAAGGCTGTATGTTTTGTTTAACTCCAGTAGATAATATGCCACCAACATTATCACCTTTTATAACTGTTCCTGTTGTTTTTGGATAACTGCCTTTTCCATCTTGAAACATTGCAATAACTGAATTGCTATTTTTAAGCGATTCAGAAAAAAACTGATCTCCATTCATTCTGTCTGCTTGCGGAAAAGATATAACCCATCCAACTCCTAATGCTCCTTTTTCCATAAGACTATTGTTTATATCACCAAGTCTTTTTCTTGGAAAAGGATAACCGCCTTCGTTTTCTACATCTTGCTCTGTAATGTTTAGAATTACAAAGTTTCCTGAAGGTTGTTGTTTTTTTATAAAAGCATCAAATGTTTTTAACTTTAAAATTTCTGTAGGAGTTGATTGATATATAACAGGCAACATCAAAACTGTAAGTATTATAAATATTAATTTTTTCATTAATCGCTCTGTGTAATAGTTATATAAGAACTACTGCCTCCATTTACTTTGACAATATTGCTTACACCATCTTGATTAAAAACTACTGTATAAGCTTCGCTACCATCTAAGTCTACTTGCAGATATTCATTTACTGCTCGTCTAAGGCTAACAACATTTCCTGATATAATTGTAGTTATTTGAGTATCTGGGTCTTTACCTAGCAAAGTTCCTGATACTTGATTGCTTATCGACTGAGATAAACGATCTTCTTCATCAAGTATAGCTAATGCGTCTATTACATTAAGCAGGTCTTCTAAAAAATTTACATCTAAATAATTTATATCTAATTCTGTAAATTCAAGATTATCTTCTTTAAGAAAATCTTCAGCCAAGTAATCAATGTCTAATCCATTAAAATCTAATATAGTTTCTTTTTTTGTTACTACTCTTTCTTGTATTACTTTTTGTTTTTTAGGTGGAGTAACAATAAGCATATTATCAATTATATCTAAAGTAAGATTTAATATAACTGGTTTAGATGGCTTAGATTCAAATACACTGACAGTAGTAGCCTGGTAAGGCTTATTCAATAAAACTGTACCCATTGCAGTAACAACTTCTATTTCTCCACTAGAAAGTCCAGAAGCATCAGGTAACAGTATTATTAACGATCTACCTAACTCGTCTACTGTTGCTGTAAAATCAGTACCTCTAATTGCTATATTAGCTGTTGGTGTTTTTAAACTAATATTTTTTTTATCTATTTTGTTTAAATTACCAGTAATAAATCTAGCTGTACCTAAACCAAAAGTAAGGGCCATTTTAGATTTACTTGGATTAGGATCGTATATGTATTCATCAATAGTTAATTGTGAATGTTCAGTAAGACTAACTTTGCTGTCATCTAAAAATGTTATAGACATTCTTCCATTTGCAGTAACAGCTTCATCATTACTTTGTATTGAAAAATTTAGTTTGGCATTTAAAGGTTCATTTCTTACTATTTGTGCAGAACCATTTAATTCAGATATGCCACCTATTTCAACATCCGACTGACGTTCCTTGATCGTTTTGGATGACACAAACTGAGGAAGAAGCATTGCCACCAACAGAAATAATTTTAAGCCAGTCATTATCTTGTGTACTCAGTTGTTGGATATTAAATGTTCTTTGTCCACCTGTATGATCTAAGTAAAAATAACCGCCAGCCGAAGCAGATACACCAGTACCTGTGTAACTTATTGTGTTATCAGAACCATCTATATCCATAAAGTTTGTAGCACTATCTATATTTATATTAGACGTTACAGTGTTGTTTGAACCCTGAAAAATCCAATCTAAGTTTAAACCTGTTGCTATAGCTGATGTTCCTTGATTTAAAGTAAATGTGTTTCCTGCTCCAGTGACAGCTATGTTGTGATCAGAACTGTCTGAACTATATGTGTTTGTAGGGTCTACTTGAATTGTAAAAGAATTAGTTGAACCAGTAAAATTATATAAACCAGTAAAATTATCAGACCAAATATCTCCTAAAAATTTATTAGTAGCTCCAATCATATTAACGTCTAATGTCATGCTTGTACCATCAAGATCAAAAGCTGTTAAACTTCCTGCTGAAGAACTTAGTCCACCTATTATGTTAGAAATACCTAACTGCTCTAAATCAATGTTAGCACCTGTACCTGACTGATCTACAAATATTTCGTTATCAGCCGCGTATGCTTGTGCAATCATTATCATTGCAAGTAGGCTTATCAATGTTAATTTTTTCATGACTCCAGTAACCTCTGTCATAACCAATATTAATTAATGTTAATACTGCACCTTCTATAGCTTTTGAAAGTGCTAAAGTTGTAGATTCGTTACGAGAATTACCTGATTCTATTTCAACCAGCTTTGTTCCCATTTCAATAAATCTAAATACATCTTCTGATTTTCCATAACTAAATATAGTTTTTTCAGTCATTACTTCTATAAGTATTTCTCCTGTAGATACGGAAACCATGCGTAAAGTAACTGTTACACTATCCTCTCTATATTGAATACTAGAACCAATACCTAAATATCTAGCTCCCATACCCCCTGTAGAAAGATTGCTTTCATAAGCAATAACAGCACCTTCGATTAAAACTCCTGCAAACAACAAAGGAGATAAAACCTTTTTTTTATCTTCTTCGCTTCCTAATGTTTCTCTTGCTGATCTTATTAGTTGTCTTTCTTTTGTTAAATTATCTAAACCAACTCTTTCAACAACTCTAAAAAATTCTCCATTTCCTGCGTGTTTTAAAGCTCTGATTAATAAAGCACCAGGTTGTTGCGTTATAGCTGTACTAAATAAAGCAAACTCACTATTACTTTTTCTTTGACCTGTTTGATCTTTAAATGAATTTGGGTATATAGCTACAATAGGTTTTTTTATTGGTGTTTTTACATTTGCTAATTCTTTAGACTGAAGTTTGGAAATATGAACATTGTTTTGTTCGTTAAACTTTTTCTTATATATATCTTCATATTGATCATATGTAGAGCAACTAGAAAGTAAAAGTACCAATAGGAATCGTAATTTCAGTAAGTGTTCCATCGCTTTCCGTTATATTAAGAGTTAGTGACGAGCCATCACTGTTATAGCTTATAAGATTACCTTCGAGTTTTATCTCTCCTGAAGTTTGCGCTGTATCTCCAAATAAATTATTTACTAGCTGTCTTGAAAGCTCTGCATAAACTCTTGATTCAAGATTTCTCATAAACCTAGCAAGTGTGGTATTTTGGGCATCTCTTTCTATTTCATCTTGTAAAGCTTTGATTTCTTCTTTAATTGTTAGTTTTCTGGTGTGTTGTTGATTTTCAATGGTTAGATAATGACTAGATATTCCTACACCATTAAAACTTGGTGATTTAAACTTATGAACTATTTGATCTGCTGTAGAATTCTGTGATATTAGTATTGCTAAAAAACATAAATATTTAATCTTTTCTTTGATCATCTCTATCTGCTTTTGCAATTTTATCTATGTTGATAAGATTTGGCACTCCAAGTATTGTTTTAATCATAGTATCTTGTCTTATTATTTCATTGTCTAAGCTACGAACTCTATCTATTAAGGCAACTAAAATTCCATGTTGTGCGTCTAGTTTACTACCTAACCTATCTTCCATTGCTGAAATCTGTACTGCTACTTTTTCATCAAGAACATCAAGCTTAGTTTCCATTCCATCAATTATTCTATTAATTAGTTTCCATATAAAAAAACCTAATCCACCTGCTGCGGCTATAGGAAAACCAACTTCATTGATTAAACTAACAATATCTTGCATCGTATTTTATCTATTGATTAGGGGTGTATTTATTAAGATCAATTAATTTTTGTCTATTAATTAAATGTTCTGCTTCTATATCATCTTTACTTTGTCCAAAGTAAGCTACAGCTAAATAGTTTTCTATCATTAGTTGATTAATGTTAATGCCATCAACCAATACATTACCTAAAACTCTACCAAACTTACCTTTGGAATCTTTTAATTTTGTTTCTATTACAACTTTAGTTCCATTATCTATGGCTTCTTGCAAAAACGCTGACGCAAGCTTACCTCTAATTTTTTCATCAGCATCTCTAGTTCTACTTTCAGGAGTATCAATGCCATATAAGCGAACCCTACACCTGTAAAGAATATCAAAGCCAAGGTCCAAAACAACATCGCAGGTATCGCCATCAACAACTCTGTCAACTGTGCAACTATATTCATACATTATCTGTACCTTTTAGCTATTTTTGCAGCAGATTTAGGCTGCTTAGAAAACTGTTTGCCTTTTTTTGTATCTTCTCTTTTCTTTTTAGTAGTAGCAGCATATTGAGAACTAGACATAGCTTTTATAGCTTTAGATGGCAAATATCTTTCTCCTGTTTTTGCAGAAGGTTTTCCTGACTTAGTTCGCCATTTTTGTTTAGTCCAATTTTTTAAAGACCTTTGTGATTTTCTTAAAGGCATTATTTATCCTGTTGTTTTTTAATTGATTCTTTACCTTTTTTAAATATATTTACTACTTTTGTTTTACCCATTACTTTAGCTCTTTGTTCACCAACAGTAAGAATTTGTATTTTTCTAGCATATGGTTTTTTAATTTTTTTAACTTTTGCTACAGTAGCTTTAGCATCTTCTGGAGTTGCAAACTTAATACTAACAGTGTCTTTAGGATTTTCATCTGTATATAATCTTCTATCGCTACCTTTAGGTTTTTTACCTGTTCCTACTTTTGGGTCTCTTTTTCTTTTCATTTATCTTCAATGCCATCACTATATAGATTATTAAAAGTGACTAATGGGTCTAAATAACTCTCATGCCCTTCTGCTGAATGTAAATGTTGTGATGGTGCAAAGTCTGGTGCGCCTTCTCCTGTTCTCCATAAAGCAGGACTTGTAGCTCTAACTCTATTATTAGGCAAAGCAATAACATTACCTTTCCATTCGCAATCTTCTGTAATATACATAACATGAGATTGTTTATGTTGAGCAGGGCTATCGGCTATATCGTTATCTGTGTAATCAACTGTAAATAAATATTTACTTTGATAAAACTCATTATTTACTTTAGCTACCCAGGGGCTTGAACTTACTCTATCCATAACAACAACAGAATGATCTCTTGCCTCACAATCCCAAGGTTGAACTAAATGGTCTTCCATTGGTAAAGCCCATTCCTCTACAGGTATGTCTGCTACAAGGGCTTGTATTGGCATCCTAGCCCACATAGCACCACCATGTACGTTTGGCATATCTTCATTACTATCCATCTCACAACCAGTAAAAACAACTTGAAAACTAAGAGAACGATCAGGGATTGTATTAACTGCTATTGCAAGTGCATGAATAAACTCACCATGATACCTTTGATGATTACAAGTAAACTCTTTTCTTACCCAACATTTAAAATGCGGAATATTACTTATAAGATAAGACATTAACTTTTGTATCCTCCACCAGCTTCTTTATAAGCTTTTGCTAACATTTGTGCTTTACGAGCAGACCATTGACCAGAATTACCACCTTTAGTTCCTGCTTTAATTCTTTTGAATTGTCTTTTACGCATAGCTGGTTTTGTATAATTTCCTGCGGCATTTACTTTAGATTTTTTTTCACTCATTATATGTACTTCGCTGCTACAACAACTGATAATATAAAAGGATAGACAGCCCATATCATAGTCTCTAGTCTATCAAACCTTTTTCCACCTTCCTCTAATCTTCTATCTATGCTTTGATATAATGCTTTGCACTCTCTTTCATGAGATTCGATAGCATTTAATGCGCTTGTAGTATTTTTCATTTTTTTAAAACATTTGAATTAGATGCTTGTTCTTTAGCTTTACCTATATTCATAGCTAAAAAGTCTATAAGTTTATACAGCTTTCCAACCCAAATATCATCTTTTGGTGTAGGAGTTACTGCTGCTATTGCTGATGCTGCGGTAACTACTGCTGTAGCTATAGTTATAATATCTACTATTGTACCCATAATGTTCACCTTTAAAGTATTTAATCTCTATATACTGCTTTTGTTGTGCCTCTTACTGCCAAACCATCTCTAGCATTTTTGTTTGTACT